TCCGGGTGTTTTCCGGGATCGCAGTCATGACCATCGAGGTGCGAGTGTCGCAAGACAGGCTGGAAGGGATCGAAGCGCAGTCGCAGATGTATCTCGACGCGGCGACACAGGTGCTCGACCAGAATCGCGGGGACTGGGGAGAAGGGATGTTCTACGCGGGCGGATATGAGGCGGCCTTCGGGCCAGTGAAGCATGGCGGGCGGAACTTCATTCAAGTGGCAAAGGTCACTTTCGACGTGGGAGTGAGTAACTAACATTATGGCATCGTACATTTCATCGAATGCGAACCGTTTCTACGCTGGACTGGAACAGGCCTACGGACAAGTGCCGGCGGTCACGTCGCTGAACCGATTTCCGGCGGTGAAGCTGACGGCTAAGAACCAGATGGAGAAGGCGGACCGGAAAGACAAGACGGGCAGCCGGACATTTGTCGGACTACCTTTGGGAATGCGGTTGCAGACCACCTTCGATCTGACGACTTACATGACCAGCTGGGGAGGGCAGGGCTCAGGTCCCGCTTATGGGCCGCTGTTTCAAGCGAGCCTGGGAGCGGCTCCGGTGATGTACAACGGCGGGACGGCCGCGGGGGGGTCGAGCGGCACAACCCTGGCATTTGAGGCGCCGCACGGCCTGAGCGTCGGTCAAGGGGTTTCCTGCAACGGGGAGATTCGATTTGTAACCGCAATCGTTAGCACGACGACGGTGCAGGTGAACGCTCCGTTCTCGACTACGCCGGGCGCGGGAACGCAGATCTCGCCGAGTATTTCGTATTTTCCTGCCACGGAGCTGCCGAGTCTCAGCCTGTTCGACTATTGGGATCCGTCTACCGCGGTACAGAGACTGCTATGTGGAGCGGCGGTGAACCAGATGTCAGTCACGGTGAATGGCGACTTTCACCAGTTCGGGTTCAATGGCATGGCGCAAGACCTGCTCGATAGCTCGAGTTTTACAAGCGGGTCGGGGCAGCTTACAGTCTTCCCGGCGGAGCCGGTGCTGGGGGCGTTCGATTATTCGATTGTGCCGGGCAATATGGGAGAGGCGTGGCTGGGCAGCACTCCGAACCAGTTCTATACGATTACGAGCGGGTCGTTTCAATTGGACAACGGCCTGGACATGCGATCCAAGGAATTCGGTACTAACCTGCCGCAGGCGATCGCGCCCGGGGAAAGGTCGGTGACCGCGAATTTCGAGCTATACGAGATGACTGACACGGCGACCCCGAACTTGTACCAGGCCGCCAGGCAACAGTCGCCTATCAGCGTGATGTTCCAGTTGGGCCAGCAGGCAGGACAAGTGATGGCCGTTTACCTGATGAGCATGGTGCCGGTGGTGCCACAGTTCAACGATAGCGATAACATGTTGCAGTGGAAGTTTCAGAGTTCCCGAGCGCAGGGAACGACGGATAACGAAATCGTGGTGGCATTCGGGTAGGAGCGGGCGGCCTTATGGAATACACGAGTTACGAAGTCATAAATTCCAAGCTGGCGCGGGGCGTGAGCTACACGGTTGCCAAGATGTCGTTCGGCCGGCGGGTGGAACTTACTCGCAGGATCCGGGAGCTGGGGCTACGAAAGGAGTTTCTGGAGGCCGGTGACAGTCCCGACGAGAAGATGGAAGCCGCTCTGCTGGCATCCGAGATCGACCGTCTTTACCTGGTCTGGGGATTGAAGGAAGTGGCCGGTTTGGAACTGGACGGAAGGCCGGCCACCCCGGATGCGCTGGCCGGAAGCGGGCCCGAGGAGCTTTTCCGCGAGGCGCTGACGGCCATCAAGGAACAGTGCGGGCTGTCGGAAGCCGAAAGAAAAAACTGATAGTCGCACTCCATTTTCAATTTTCCAACCAAGCCGGCTGGGAGTGCGAGACATGCCGTAAAGCCGGCCTGGAGACGAAGCGCCGCTGCGGCTGGATACCGCGGGCTCTGGAGACAGCGCCGCGGGTGATCTGGGCCAGGAAGAGCGTCGCCACCATGGTCTGTCCGAAATCGTTTATTACGGCACAGAGCCTGGCATGGGTGGAGGAGTACTTGGTGCGCCGCAAGCTGGGGCAAAAGGGCATTGAGGGGCTGGGAGCGCGGCAAGTGGAGGCCTTTCTGATTCTGGAGCACGAGCTTGCCGGGGCGCTACAGGCGCGGGAGCCGGCGCGTGCCAGACGCTGACAACCGCTCCCTGACGGTATAGACGGAACAGGACGCTAGCATGTCGAGCACATCACAGCAGACCATTCTGAGCGCGTTCAATAATGCCGCCGGAAGTCAGGGGAGCGGGGGCGGCGCGGCGGGGGGCCAGTCCAATTCCACCGATCAGGGCTTGACGGATGCCTTGACCCAGGCCACGCAAGTGATCGACGCCCAGACTGACGCGACCTCCGCGAACACGGACGCGCTGGGTGTCGAGACGCAGACGAAGAGCAGCGGCAGCAGTGGCAGCTCAGCCGCGTCGGATGCTGTGAGCACGGTGAGCTCGGTTTTGGGCGGTGGTCTCAGTCTGCTACCGCTGATATCCATCTTCACCAGTCTCTTTGGTGGCGGCCAGGCGCAACAACCAGCGCCGCTGGTGCCCTATTCAATGCCTCCCGCGCTGAACCTGCAAACCACCACTAACGACCAGGACGTGACCTACGGAGAGAACGGCCTGCCCAAGACCGCCAATCAACCCAGCACTAATCAACCAGCCGCGAATCAACAGACCAGCAGTCAACCGGCCGGCAGTCAACCGGCCAGCACCGGGGCCAGCTCGACGCAGCAAATTACCGTCCAGGTACAAGCGATGGACAGCCAGTCGTTTCTCGACCATAGCGACGACATTGCGCAAGCCGTGCGGCGAGCCATGCTGAATATGAGCTCCCTAAACGACATAGTGAACGACCTCTAACAATTATGTTTCCGACGCTAAAAACCGGCGCGGTGATGCAATATCCGGGCAAGCGCATGTTACAATTCAGCACCGACGTAGTTCGTTTCCTGGATGGCACGGAGCAACGGTACAGGGACTATGCCGCGGTATTGCATAGGTGGACCATTAAACTCGACTTACTGGACGAGTCCGAGCTTGCCGCGTTCGATCAATTCTTTCTATCTAACCAGGGCTCGTTCGGAAGCTTCTCATTCACCGATCCGTGGGACGGGACCGTGTATCCGAACTGCAGCCTGGCCGTGGACACGTTCGCATTCCAAGTGACTGGTGAGATGAGAGGCGCGACCACGGTAACCGTTTGCGAAAACATGACTTGATATGCTCTATTTCCCACAACTATCAACCGGGGCCACGGGCCAATTTCCGATCCAGAAGAAGCTCACGGCGAGGACCATAGTGAATCAGAGCGTCCAGGATTATGAAATCAAGCTGGCCGATCCGGGAGCAGCGACTACGGAATGGCAGATATCGTTCTCGGAGCTGAACGATCAGGAACTAGCCGCGCTCGAGGCGCTTTTTGAGGCGACGGAGGGGCGACTGACACCGTTCACTTTTGTAGATCCCACCGACAATCTGCTGGCATGGAGCCAAGAGCAGAACCAGGCCGTATGGCAGGCAGACCCTCTGTTGACGCTCACAGCCAACATTGCCGATCCACGGGGAGGCACCGGGGCATTTCAAGTGAGTAACGCCGGCCTGGCCACGCAGATTCTGCAGCAGTCGATCGCCGCGCCAGCCTCGTTGGAGTATTGTTTGAGCGTTTACGTCCGCAGCGACCAGAGCACGCAGGTATGGCTGGTGCAAGGCTCGCAAACCAATGCGTACACGATCTCGCCGGAGTGGACGCGGCTGACCTCGGCGGGACAACAATCCAGCGAGAACGACTCGATCAGCTTCGGCGTTGCGCTGAATCCAGGCAGCACCGTGGACGTGTTCGGGATGCAAGTGGAGGCACAGCCTGCCGCCTCCCTTTACAAGCAGACGGCCGAGACGGGCGGCGTCTATCCCAACGCTCGGTTCCGGGACGATGTGATGACTATCACGACGGTAGGACCGAATCGTAACTCCTGCGAGATGAATATCATCAATGTTGAGTATATATGATCTGAAAGAGCAGGCGGTTACCGACACACCGCTGCTGCTGTTCGATTGCCTGCTGTCGAATGGGCAGGCGGAATCCTGGAGCACGCACCAGGTGACTTACAACGGAAACACGTATGCCCCGCGGGTGATGAAGCACAATCTGTTAGAGGTCCAGACATCGTCGGATCAGGGGGTGGACGTGATTCCCCGTGTTTCGCTGGGACTGGCCAACGCCGATTCGTACTTCTCGGAATTGGAACTGGAGGTGGGTTGGAAGGGCGCCACGCTGACGGTGACGTTTCTTTTCTACGATCTGCTGACCAACTTGCCGACGTCCGACGCGGCGGTCATGTTTCAAGGCATCGTCAACCCGCCGGACCAGAGCACGGAATCGCTGTTCACCCTCTCGGCGATCAACCTGATGAACATGCAGAGGGTGCTGCTGCCGCCAGTGCGGATTCAACGACGCTGTCCGTGGCTGTTTCCGTCGAACGCGGCGCAGAGGCAGGAAGCGGTGTCCGGCGGAAGCAGCGGGCAGTACTCGCAGTTTTACAATTGCGGCTATTCGCCGGACATGCCGGGCGGCGTGGGAAGCATGATCGGAGGCGTGCCTTACACCTCCTGCGGATACACGCGGACAGATTGCGAGGCCCGCGGGATGTTCAACGGCGAGATGCGATTCGGCGGTCTCGAATTTGTGCCCTCGTCGATCCTGGTGCGGAGCTACGGCCAGGCAGCGCGGTACTATGCGCCAGTTATAGACAATACGGCGGAATACAACGACTTTGTTCCACTGATATATGGCACGGCATGGTATTATCCACCGATCGTGTTCTCGAGGAACGACGGCAATCTGACTTACCTGGAAGTGTTACTGGGGATGGGGCCAATCCAGGCCGTGCAAACGGTGCTGGTGAATAACATCGCGATCCCTTTGGGGCAATCCGGCCAGAACATGACATCCACGGGCTGGTACAACGTGATTAGTCTGGGCGGCCGGAGCGGCGCCTTCGACCCGTACTTCACCGACGCGTCGGGCAACCCGGCCGGCGATCCGTACGGCAGCATGGCGTACCTCGCGGTCGTGGTGCCCAATCAGCTCAACAACGGACAATCGCTGCCGACGGTGCAGGTACTGGCGGATGGCCTGCAGCTGCCGACTTACGATACAACCGGCAACTTTCTAGCGCAGGTCTTCACCGCCAATCCGGCATGGATCCTGCTGGATATTCTGCAGCGGAGCGGATGGAGCACGGCCAACGTCGACCTGACTACTTTCGCGGCGACAGCGGCATTCTGCGATCAGCAGATCCAGACACAGGACCTTAACGGCAACAACATCATGATCCCGCGGTTTCAGTGCAACCTGTTCTTACAGAACCGGCGTAACGCGGGAGACGTGATTCGCGGTATTCGGAACACAGCGCGCCTGATATTCACTTATGAGACGGGCGGTCTGTTGCAACTGGAAGTGGAGAATTCGATCGCACTGCAGCAGCCGACACTACCGGCGTGGAGTAACAGCACCGAGACGCTGCTCGGGGGATGGCCGGCCTATGAATTCAGCGACGGATCAACCGGCGTCGCGAACATTTTGCGGAAGCCCAACGGCTCGTCCAGCGTGCAAATGTCCTCGCGGAGCATCGCGGACTCGCCCAATCAACTGACGGTAGAGTTTCAAGACGCATTCAACGAGTATCAGCAGGACAGCCTGGTGATGGTAAATGTGGACGACATTGCGTTGATCGGCCAAATAGTCACCACTACACTGAGCGCTTTGGGAATTCCGAACTACGACCAGGCGGCGCGCATCTTGCAGTTCACGCTGGATAAGTCGATCGAAGGTAACACGTACATCTCTTTCGACACCAGCGTGGTGGCGCTCGGGCTCCGGCCAGGCGACATCATCACCGTAACGTACCTCAAGGAAGGCTTTCAGCGGCAGCCATTCCGGATTACTAAGATGGCGCCGGGCGCTAACTACCGGATAACCACGATTACGGCGCAGATCTATCAGGACGACTGGTACGCGGATACGAACGGACAAATCCCGGGCGACACCGGCGCAAACCGGCAGCCTAATGCGGGTGTGGGGGTACCGCGTCCGCTGCTGGGGAACACGATTGACTCAAACGGCGATTATCAGTACCAGATCGTGGAGAGTTCTGACAACACCAGCGATGGCGGCGTATCCGAAGAGCTAACCGTTAGCTTTCTGGTTCCGGCAACTACCGTGCCGGGCGGGCCGAACATACCGCTGGTCAGCCTCGCCGCGACCATCGGCGCCGGAGGAACGCTGGCGGGCGATCAAATCCTATATTATGCAGTGAGCGCGCTCGACTCGGCTGGGAACGAGAGTACGCTATCGTTTGTCATATTCGCCAGCATCCCGACCGGGCCCGATACGAATAGCGTGACTCTTACGGGATTGAGCTTCTCATCCAGCGTGACAGGCTTCAACGTGTACCGGGGCGCGAACCCATCTCAGCTGTATCGGATCGCGACGAACCATACACCTGCCGCAAGCTTTACCGATACGGGATTTCCAGCGCAGATAGTGGCGTATCCGGACCCGAACTTCGATCATGCTAATTTCTACTGGCGGCTGGAGCTGCAGCCGGAGTATTCGGCGACCATCGTTTCGGCGAACACCGTGGGAAACAGCACGGCGGAGATGGGCAATGTCACTTACGCGGGCATGATAGTACGGATCATAGACGGAACCGGGGCGGATCAGGAGTACAGCATCGCATCTAACACGGTAACGACGCTGACGCTGACCGAAGCGTGGGCCGTGCAGCCGGATGCCACCAGCTTATTCGTGGTAGCAGAGGCGGGATGGCACTTTGCGGCGGCCACCAAGACCAGCCCAGTGCAGTTCGAGGTTCCCAACGAAACGGGCGTCACTCTGCACATCCAGGGCAGGGCCGCGAATGCGAACGATCTGGAGGGGCCGCCGTTACTGTCGACTCTGACCCGGTGGATGGTAGGCGGTGGAGGACTAAGCGACCTGGACCCACCGCCACAACCGCTGTTCGGTCTGGCGCCCTCATCCTCTCAAGGCGGGACGGTGGTCATCAGCGGAGTGTCCTTCCCAGAGCTGACCAACACCACCACCGTGACAGCGGGCACGCTGACACTCTACTACTGGAACGAGCTGACGGGGAACACGCAGTTCGTGCTGGCCGCGCCCATGCTAGCGACTGACACGACACTAACTCTCACGCAGGCAGGTCCGGCGACGGCGGGCTCGTTCATTCAAATCGGGGCAGAAGTGCTCCAGGTGACGGCGCCGCAAAACGGCGGCCTCGAATACCAGGTGACACGCGGCATGCAGGGCACCACGCCGGCGGCTTATGCGGCACAGGATCCGGTGTACCACTTATTGAGCATAGTCACGGTGGTGCCTTTCCCGCTGGATTTCTTCGGCAGTCCACTGAGCGGGATGTGGAGCTACCCGGTGCTGCTGCCCAATGCGCGGGTAGCGAGCGGGGAGTTGTTCGTCACCAATAGCAGAGGCAACAGTCCGACGGCGTCGGCGAGCCTCACGCAGTCGGTGGACTACGGGCTGCGGACGCTCTCGGGCGGGCAGTTCTCGATACAGGTGCAGGGGTTCCTGGCAGTCGATAGCAATCCGTCGCCGAATGTGGTGGTGGAAGCGGCGCATGCCGTGTTGGACGTGTCCGCAGTGGTGAAGCAGGCGCCCGTAGGAAGTCCCATCGTAATGATTTTGAGCCAGAACGGAATTCCGTATTGCACGCTGACCATTCCGGACGGCGCCACAAGTTCGCTGGCGTTCGACGGTTTTGGGATGCCGCTCCAGGAGCAAGCACAACTGAGTCTGGCAATCACGGCGGTTGGAGAGACGAATCCAGGGCAAGACCTGACCGTGCTTATACGATTGTGACAGGATGCGTAACACATGATTCTTCAAAAGCTCACTCCTAACGAGGACTTACAGTGTTATTTCTATGAGCCTTCGGCGGTGGCCGCACTGAGTCAAGCAAGTCCGAGCGGCTTTACCGTTTCGGGCAGTTGGCGCGAGCAGAGCGATTGGGCAGTGGTGGAATGGAACCGCGACAACGTTTTCGAACATCCTGTCTTGCGGAACCTGCCAGACCCGGATCTAAGCGGCTTGCAGCTTTCCTACGAGGAGACGCGGATCAACTGCATACCGCTCGATTCGAACCTCTATCCGACGGTGCCATGGCCTTATCTGCGGGTGTGGGCCGATCCGGGCACCGGAGAGCAAGTTTACAAGATCCCGCTGCAGCCGCATGCGACGGCAGTGGCCGGGAGTTATGCGGCGGCGTCAGCCACTTTCGAGCTGCAAGGTACGCCCACGGGCAACGATTACGTGGAGCTGGCCTGGGACCAGGAGCATTACACATACCAGCTCAGCGGCTCAGACACACTGGCATCGGCGGCGGCGGCGGTGGCCAACAGCATCAATACCTTCTCTCAAACCATGCAGGCCGCGGCGAGCGGGGCAAAAATCACGTTGACGCTGACCAGCAGCACGATGGGAGAGAACGGCAACCGAATCGGCGTGTATGGGAACGTCTTCGGCGCCCAGACGGAGAGCTGGCAGCCTGTCTCGCAGCTGCTCAGCGGCGGCGCATCGCCGAGCCAGTGGCAAATCAACCTGAATTTCACTTCCATTAATGGGCTGAACGCCGCGGGCGCCACAGTGCCCGTGCCGATGAACGCCGTCCGCAAATTGCGCTGGACGTGGGCAGCGGACCTACAGCCGGGCGACTTCGTGCGCAGCGAGTTTTCGGTCACGGTATCGAACTGGACAGTGACCGGTGTGAACCGGGATTACGACGTGGCAGGGGTGGGAAGCTGGCGCGTGGAGGACGACGATGCATCGTTGACTTATAAAGGGCAATGGACGCTGGAAGTAGGCAACTACTCGGG